GAGCTTTTCGGCCCGAATGCAGCGTTGCAGGGCAAGGACAGCGATGCCCCGAGCGGCAAGGCGATTCTCGCCAACCAGCAGGGCGGGCAGACCGAGATTGGTGTCATCTATGACCGCTACGCCAGCTTTAAGAAGCGGGTCTATAACGGCGTCTGGTCGCTCATTCGGCAGTACAAGACCGAAGAATGGTGGATTCGCGTTACTGACGATGAAAAGAAGGCCCAGTTTGTCGGGTTCAACCGGCAAGTGACGTTTGCGGAAGAGCTTGAAAAGCGGCTCACGGAAGAGGGCAATGATCCGCAGATTGTGCAGCAGCAGCTACAGCAGGCCGCGTCTGACCCGATGATGGCGCAACAGCTGCAAATGGTGGTGCGCGTTGAGAACCAGCCCACTGAAATGGGCATGGATATCACAGTTGAACACGTGCCGGATATGGCCAACGTTGCTGAGGAGCAATTCCAGGCGCTTGTCCAGCTTGCGCCGGCCGTGACGTTCCCGCCAAAGGTCTACCTGAAAGCCAGCAGCCTGCGGAACAAGGAAGAGCTGATCCAGGAGCTTGAAGGGCAACAGATGTCGCCCGAGCAGCAGCAAATGCAGGCAGAGCTTGAAGCGCTGGCGCTGGAAGAGCGCCGCGCACAAGTCGCCAAGATCAATGCCGAAATCCGCAAGTTGACAGCTGATGCGCTGAAAACCAGCGTCGATGCGGATATGGCACAAGCTAACGCGATAGGGCTCATACAAGAGCCCCGCGTCTTAACGAGTGATGCGTCACCGCCGCCGGGTGAGACGGGCGTTATTGACAACACCGCCGCCGGGTTTTCGGGCGTTTAGGAGGGGTACGCATGGCTGACGAAGATCTGGATACACTGGACACGCTGCTTGACGATGATGCGACGGCCACTGGCGAGGCTCACGAGCCGATCCATGTAGAGCCAGAGCTAACGGGCGATAACAACGAGGGCACGGTGCCGCCGACCGCTGCCGCCGACGTTGAGAGCGAGCCAGAGCCAGGCCCGGCAGTGCCACGGCGCGCCCTTGAGGACGAGCGCAGAAAGCGACAGGAGCTTGAACGCAAGCTGGCTGAGTATCAGGAACGGTTTACGCCGCAACCGATGCAGCAGCCGGCAATGCAGCCCTACCAGCAGATGCCGCAACAGCCTGAAGCCATACCGGATCCGATTCTCGAGCCGGACGCCTTCAGGCATTGGCAGCATCAGCAGGTAGAAACCTACGTCGAACGCATGCAGCGGGAAACGCAGGCCAGGGAATATCAGCGCGGTGTCATTATGTCGGACATGCAAATGCGTGCCCAGCATGATGACTATGACGAGCTGGTCAATGTGGCGGTTGAGGTTGCGAAGCAGGACCCTCAGCTTGCGCACCTGATCACGTCGCATCCGCTGCCTGGGGTTGCAGCATATCAAGCAGGCCAGAAGCTCAAGGCCATGCAGGAAATCGGTGATCCGACATCCTACAGGGCCAAGGTTGAGGCCGAAGTGCTGGCGAAGTACGGCATCCAGCCGAACGGAGCGGCACAACCTGCGAAGTTGAAAGCGCCTGTTCCTCGTTCGTTGGCGGGCCACGGATCAAAACAGCCTCGGGATCATGCCGGGCGGTTTTCCGAGGTTTCGCTTGAAGATATCCTCGACGACTAGGAGCAACGGCAATGGCCGAAACGACTGTTCCTGCTGGCTTGACTGTCCAGCAGTGGGACTCGAACTATTATCGTGAATACTTGAACTCCAACTGGTTCAAGCCCTTCATGGGGACCGGCGCCAGCAAGATGATTCAGGTCAAGGAAAGCCTCACGACGAAGCCCGGCGACACCGTGACGTTTACGCTGATCAATCGCCTGACCGGCGAAGCGCTTAGCGAGAACGACGTGGGCGAAGGCAACGAGGAAGAGGCGGACCTGCGTTCGTTTACTGTTCGTGTGCGGGAATACTTCAAGCCCGTCACGTTCAAGAAGTTCGAAGCGCAGAAAACCGCCATCGATCTTCGTCAGGCTCATAAAGACATCCTGATGGATTGGAATATGGAGCTTGACCGCGACAACATCATCCGCGCTCTGGGTTCCATCAACGGCGTGGCGTATGCATCGGCAACGGAAGCGCAGAAGGACGCGTGGCTCGTTGACAATGCTGATCGTGTGTTGTTCGGCGCGGCGAAGTCGAACAACTCCGCCAACGATCATTCAGCATCGCTGGCCAATGTTGACACGACTAACGACAAGCTGACGTCGTCGGCGGTCAGCCTTATGAAGCGCATGGCCAAACAGGCCAACCCTAGGATTCGGCCAATCAAGCCGAAGAACAGGATCGGCGGTTCGGACGGCTATGTGCTGTTCGCTCCGACTGAGATGGTTCGCGATCTCGCGGCGGACTCTGCATTCCAGCAGGCCAATCGTGAGGCCCGCCAGCGCGGCATGAATAACCCGCTCTTCACGGGTGCGGACTACATCTATGAGAATGTCTACATCTACGAGATCGAGGATATTCCTTCGCTCGGCGCTGTAGGTGCCTCGTCGGCTGTGGTTCGCCCCTGCTATCTGTGCGGAGCGCAGGCTATCGGCATGGCTTGGGCGATGCGTCCAAAGACGGTAGAGGAATCGTTTGACTACGGACGGCGCGTCGGCATCGGCGTCAAGCAGTGGTACGAGGTCGACAAAATGCGGTTCGGTTCCGGCGAGGACGATACCGACGACACCAAAGACCACGGCGTTGTGACCGGCTATTTCGCCGCCGCCGCCGACGCCTGATCAAACGCGCTTAGAAAGGTCTTGAAACAATGGCTGCAGAAACTCTCACCCAAAGCCCGTTGCCCGTGGCGCATACGCACGGCTACGCGGGCAACGTGAAACGGCAGTGGTTCTACTACGACATCGCTGCCGATGTTGAAGATGGCGATATCTTCGAGCTTGGCTATCTGCCGGCAAACTGTGTCGTGACCGGTGGTCACGTCGCAGCGGCAGACATCGACACTGGAACGGAGGCCATCGACATTGACGTCGGCTGGGCTGCTAACTCCGGGGCATCAACTGATACGTGGATTGATCCGCAAACGCAGGTGACGCTTGCTAACAGCGGCGCTACTGCCGACCCGGACGGCTTCTGCAATACTGGCGTACTGACTGGTGACGGTAGCGCGGAGATCTATCAGGCTGGTGTCAACTACCGGCAATTCGTGTTCGTCACACCGCTGTACTTCTCGCACAAGACGAAAGTGCAGCTGGAGGCGAACGCTGCGGCCGGGACGTTCACGGCTGGCCGGTTCTCTGTCTACATCGACTACTACTTGACCTGAGGTTCGGGATGGCAACCTTCAATAAATTTCAACAGTTCGTCGAATACCTCGCTGAAGGGGTGTTTGATCTTGGCGCGGACACGCTGAAGGTTTGCCTTACCGACACGGCGCCAACGGCAACGAATACCGTTTTTGCCGATCTCACAGAAATATCCGCCGGCAATGGGTACACTGCCGGCGGCAACACCATCACGACATCGACCAGCGCGCAAACGTCGGGCACCTATAAGTTGGTTCTGGCCGATAGCGTGTTTACCGCGTCAGGTGGCACGATTGGACCTTTTCGGTACGCAACGCTTTACAGCGACACGCCATCCAGTCCGGCTGATCCTTTGATCGGCTATTGGGATTATGGGTCGTCGATCACGCTGCAGGACACGGAGACGTTTACTGTTGATTTCGACGGCACAAATGGCGTTTTAACGCTAGCATAGGGTGATACCAATGACGCCTGATGAGATGCGCAATCGGTTTCATGATCTTGGGAAGCAGCGTGAAGCGATCATGGTCAAGGTCAAGCCGTTTCAGGACGAACGCGACAAGGTGCGGGCGCAGCGTGATGCGTTCGACGCTCAGCTGCGGACCATGCACGCCAAGATAAAGGCAGAGAGTGCAGGCTTGTATGATATTGACATGGAGCGCGGGGCGTTGGCGCGGGCTCTGAACGGCAAGACGGGGACTGCTAGCTAATGGCAAAGCTGTTCAACCTGGCGCGCATGTCTACGGCGACAACGGGGACGGGTGCAATAACGCTCGGCAGTGCTATCAGCGGGTTCCTGTCGTTCGCTGATGCTGGCGTGTCGAATGCTGATGTTGTGACGTATGCTATTTCGGACGGGTCTTCTAGTGAGATCGGGCGCGGGACGTACACATCAAGCGGAACAACACTGAGCCGCGATACGATACTAGCATCGACCAACTCTGGATCTGCTATTTCGCTGTCGGGAACTGCGCAGGTTATTATCACAGGCTCGGCAAACGACTTCTACGAGCGTGACGGCAGGAAGAACTACATCGTCAATCCTGGGATGCGCGTAAGCCAAGAAAACGGTGCCTCAAGCGGGACGGCAAGCGGATATTATCCTGTTGATCAATTTAGCGTAGTGCATTCGCAGGACGGGACGCTAACATCTGCACAAGTCGCATCCGCTACACCAGGAGGCTCAACACACAGAACCCGCGTTACTGTAACGACAGCAGATGCCAGTCTATCCGCAAGCCAATACGCGCTTATATATCATCCGATAGAGGGTCGACGTGTTGCTGATCTTCGGTTTGGCGGTTCAAGTGCAAAGGATGTTGTTGTTCGGTTCGGGTGGAAGTCTCCGGCCGGAACATATGCGGTTTGCCTGTCAAATCAGGACGACAACAGAACCTATGTGCGGGAGTTCACGATTTCCGGCGGTGATGCTAACGCGGACACGGTGCAGACAGTAACATTCCCTGGCGACACAAGCGGAACATGGGACAGCGACAATACGCTATCGATGCAACTGCGGTGGACACTGGCCACGGGCTCAACGTTTCAGACGACGGCTAACGCATGGCAGGCAAGTGAATATTACGGCACGTCATCAACGTCGAATGGCATTGGTACGATTTCTAATGTGTTCGAGCTGTTCGATGTCGGCATGTACGCGGACCCTGACTCAACAGGAATAGCGCCAGAGTTTGAATTACCTCATAATGATCACGATGTGCGAGAGTGTATGGATTATTACGAAAAAACAACTTCACTCGCGGCTTATGCCGCTACGATTGATATTAATAACACTGTCCGTGGTATTGGGTTTACGTACAAATCTGAAAAAAGAGATACGGCAAGTTTATCTGTAACGGTTTCAGGCGGGTCTTGGGTTACTACGTCTTCCAATAAAGAAAATTTTTACGGTTACATCAATATCGGTGACACTACGTCGACGGTATATGTAACATCGTGGATAGCAAACTCAAGGATGTAACCAATGATTACATCGGCACAATACACGACTCCAGACAATACGCTGGTCGCTGCGGTCATTGACGGCGCGTCTTGGACCATCCCAGCGGATCGCATTGCGGCCAATGACGGGGATCTGCCGCGCAAGGTTGCGGCGTGGATAGCGGCGGGCAATGCGATTGCCGCCTACCAAGGTCCACCCCTGGATGCTGTCAAAACTGGGCTAAAGGCCAGGGTTGACAGCGACGCTGAAACCTGTCGCCTGCAGTACATCACGCCGGGCGCAGGTATGGCCATGACGTATCAGGAAAAGTTTAGCCAGGCGCAGGCGGTGGATGCGTTGGGGCAAGCTGCTGCCAACGCTTTGACGCCAGAAGAGCGCGCGGCGCAGTATCCCACGCTCTCAGCCAGCGTCGGGCTGGAGGCGAATACCCTATGGGATTGCGCCCAGATGGTCATTGCTCGCTATGAGGCGTTCGCCGCACTGTCAGCTGTTATCGAGACGGCACGAATCAGCGGCAAGTTGGCAATCAGTAATGCGTCTGACGCGGCAGCTGCACAGACCGCCTACGAGGCAATCACGTGGCCGAGCCCCTAAGAGACTGGCGCAGACGCAATCGGCACGAGGTCAGGCACGAAACAACCGTTCGGGAAGAAAAGTTGCCGGATGATGTTGTGGACAACCTGGTTTTGTTTGCCAGCGCAGTGCACGAGCTACAGCAGCGGGTGAAGTTCTTAGAAGATCACGCGGTTGCTGATATACAGATCAAGCATTTGACGGATAAAAGCTGATGCTTGGTCATGCAGCGCTAGGCGAGTTTGCACTTGGCCAAGTTGCTGCGGTTGGTGTGGCCGCGTATGATATTGCGGCAGACACCGGGACGTTTATCCTTTCTGGTGTCGATGTTGGTCTGCAGTATGGCCATGTTGTCAATGCTGGTGCGGGCTCATTCTCGTTAACAGGCGTAGCTGCTGGCCTTACTGTTGCGCGCACAATCAGCATGGAAGCCGGGGCGTTCACTCTCACCGGCCAAGCAGTTTCGGTTGTCGCGTCTCGTGTTCTGGTTGCGTCACATCAATATGTCATTACTCGTTATAGCCATTTCCTGTTTGCCCCGTTGGGTGGTGCTGCGTTCGGCGAAGTTAATTCTGATGTATCCATTAGCAATATCACGTTTTCTGTTGCTGGTCGTGATGTGGCGCTTCGCATTGGCCTGTCTATTACGGCTGAATCCGGGTCGTTTGTTCTTACCGGTCAATCAGTTGAGATTACGGCTGATCGGGTTGTCACGGTGGAAGCCGGGGCGTTTACGCTTAGCGGCATAGCTGCGGCGCTTATCGCCCAGCGTGTTATTCAACCGGATGCTGGCGCGTTCTCTGTGTCCGGTGTCGTGACGGATCTAGCTGTGAGGCGGCGCAAGGTGCTTGCGTTCCCGCGTGCTGGACGAGGATCGGCACAAGCCAGGGTATCGGCGGGACGGCCAACAACACAAGCCAAGGTGAATTGGGGATAACATGCTTTCGCCAGGACGCCACGCCGTTAACACGACAATCCGTCTGTCGGTCACGTTTACGGACGATGACTATACGGACATTGACCCGACAACGGTAACGCTCAAGATCATGTCGCCTATTGGCGGGCTGACAACGTATGTTTATGGCACAGATGACGAAATGGAAAAAACGAGCATTGGTGACTACCACGTTGACTACGTGCCGAACCGGGCTGGCCGGTGGTCATACAGATGGGAATCGACTGGGTCTGGCTCTGCGGTTGCAGTCGAAGGGGATTTTGTCGTGCAAGATTCGGTGTTCTTTGACCGTATAAGGACAAGCTACGCATGAAAACGACAACGGAGCTTGCCGACGCCGTGTTGCGGGATATTGGCGTTGTCGATGCCGAGGAAACGCCAGACACGGTGGATCGAAACTATGTGATCGAAGCCTACGAACTGAAATGGGCGGAACTGTCTGCACACGGGCTTGAATATACGTACTGGCCGATTGCTGAGATACCAGATCAGGTGTTCTTGATCGTGCGGGATCTGGTCAAGATGGAAGTGGTTGGCGCGTTTGGTCAGTCTATTGCGCCATCGCAGAAGGAAGCGGAGGAGCGTATTATTCTCACGCGGCTTCGCAGGCATGTGCAGAAGCCGACATCCCGGCTAGCGGCAGAGGCGCTTTACTTCTGATGCCCGTCACACCGATCAGCCTAGGCGTCAGATCCAATTCAGGCCGCAGCGATCTGTCTGCACGGCTAATCAATTGCTATGCCGAAGATGCCGGCGAGGAAGCCCAGAGCCGGTGGCAGGTCTACGCTTGCGATAGCTTTACGGCGTTCTCTACGCTCACGGGTTCTGGCGCCGGACTTGTGCGCGGCATGCTGAACGTCGATGATACGACACTGTACGTCATGACCGGCGGCAGGCTTAACCGTGTCAACACATCGGGCACAGCAACGGACATGGGCGCGGTTGCCACGAGCGGGGTGGCGTATTTTGCGAGGAACCGGCGCGAGCCTGATGCTGATGTCGCCTATGTGACATCGGATGCGCTGTTTGCCGTCTACCGTAACAACTCCGACGTGACACCATCGCTTGATGCTGCGATCTCATCCAGTCTGTTCAACTCGCTGTGCACGTTGGATGGCTACGCGATCATCACGGCCAGCAACGGTGAGTTCTACGTGTCGTCGATTGACGACTGGACGGCGTTTGATCCGGTTGATTTTGCCCAGACCTATCTTGAGCTGGTGCGCGGCATCGTGCGCGGCCGGGATGTGGTGCTGGCCGGGACGACGGGCATGCAGTTCTGGCAAAATACCGGAGCGGCGGACTTTCCTTTTGAGCGCGTCACCAGCGCGCCATTCGGCTGCTATGCCGGCGGCAGTATGGTGAACATGGTTGCTGCCGTCGACAACGTGCTTGTCGAAACGGTGTGCTTCGTTGGCTCAAATTCGGATGGTGCCCCGGTTGGCGTGATGCTGCTTGACGGCTACCAGGCCAGAAAGATCAGCCCGCCTGCCCTTGATCGGCTGATACGCGCCGAAGCCTCG